GAGGGCAGGGTGAGCCCGACCCGCTCGACGCGCTGGCGACGTTCCTCGGCGCTGCCTTGATCGCCGGGCTGTACTTCACCCTGTGGGAAGCCGCATGAACGACGATCAGGACGACGAGTACGGGTACACGCACGACGACTCGGGCGAGTGGCGGGTGTGGAGGCCGGCGCAGTGCAGCGCCTGACCCACGACCCCAACCAGGCCGAACTGCGCAAGGACATGCGCCGCGCGCTGCTGGCCCTCGACCTCGACTGGGGCCGGCGCATGTTCCCCGGTGCGCCTGATGCGGACATCGAGATCGCACTGCACAAAGCCCGCTATCACGCGACCGACATCTCTCGGCACGCCAGACACCAGTCGGCGCAGTGGTTGAAGGCACGGCACCTGGCCGACGCGCTGGGTGAACCAATCCTGCCCGAGGGCCAACTTCCGCGATGATCCGCCTCGCCCACGATCAAAAGGTTCACTGGCTCGCCGTACTGGCTGAGTTGGCTTCGTTCGGGTGGGGCGACCAGCGGGTGGCAGACCGGATCGGGACCAGCAGGCAGCGCATCGGGCACTGGCGGGTGACCCGGTGCCAGCCGCTTCACGACAGCGGGACACGCCTTCTGGTGCTGTGGTGCGAGGTGACGGGCAAGGACATCGTGTCGGCCCCGGTCATCTCGATGGCGGAGGACTGGGAAGAGTAGGCAAAGATTTTTGCGGCACGAGCGGGCAGAGTCTGCGGCGTCCACCATTGGAGCCCGTATGTCCGACGATACCGAAGTCAAGTCCCGCGCCAAACGCGCCGCCCGCGTCCCAGGTGACACCGGAACCGACGAGCCCCAGACCGAAGTCGCGGCCCAGTCTGACGAGCGGCCCGTCGCGCACCAGCGCCACTCGCTGCCGGACTTCCGGCACAAGTCGGCCGAGTTCGCCCGCAAGTGGTTCAAGGACAACCCCGAGGTGGCGAAGCGCGGCGTCCTGACGAGCGAGGGCTGGTACGTCCACCCCGACGCCTTCAAGGAATCGCGCAAGGCCGAGGTCTGATCATGTGCGACCCGGTCAGCCTCTTGGTCGGCGCGGTGGGTGGTGTCGCACTGAGCCGGCGCGGTGGTGGGTCGTCTGCCCCTGCGCCGGCCGCGACCGCAGCACCCTCGACCGCAGCCGAAGACCAGGCCGCTGCCGAGCGTGCCGCCACGCAGGCCGCGAACGCCAAGATCGTCGAGCGCCAGCGCCGCCGCCGCAGCCAGGGTGGGCTGACCGCAACGCTGGGCGCAGGGGCTGACCCACTCGGGGCCAAGCCACAGCCGACCGGCAACCCGAACGCCTACCAGGCAGTGATGAACCAAGTTGCCCCGATGGGGCTCGTGACCGCAGGCCGGGCTGGTTCCGGCAACGTCATGGGCGGTGGTGGTGCTGGTGGCGGTTACGGCGGCTACAAGCCTGCCAAGGTCTGAGCATGGCCGCCGATCTGGCTTGGTGCCTGCGCCGCGTCGATGCCCTGAAGGGCGACCGTCAGCCGCACGAGTCGACCTGGCGCGATTGCTTCGACCACTCGATGCCGCTGCGAGGCATGGGCTTGTCGGGCGACAACTCGTCAGGCGCGGACGGCGCTGCATCGAAGCAGGCCGCCCTCCTGCATGGGGTCGCGACCGATGGCTGCACAACCCTCGCGTCCGCATTCGTCGGCGGCACCACGCCGGCCAGCGCCAGGTGGTTCGAACTGGATGTTCCGGGCGCCGACGACGATGGCAAGGAGTGGCTGGACCTCGAAGGCAAGGACCTGCACACCGACATCCACAGCAGCAACTTCGACAGCGTCGGCTTCGAATGCGCGCTGGACATGGTTATCGCGGGCTGGTTCCCACTCCTGGCCGATGTCGACGAGGAGAAGGGCGGTTTCTTCTTCGAGCAGTGGCCGCTGTCTCAGTGCTACATCGGGGCAAGCAGGCTCGGCGGGTCCATCGACACCATTGCCCGCGAGTACGTGATGAGCGCCGAGCAATGCGTGAAGGAGCACGGCGAGGCCAAGGTTTCGGCCGCGACTGCCAAGGCGGCGATGGAGAAGCCCGACACCCCGGTCCAGATGGTGCGCCTGATCTACCCCCGGCCGTCAGGCCAGGAGGGTGCCAAGCTCGCCAAGAACCTGCCCTTCGCCTCGGTCACCTACGAGGCCACGGCCAAGCACTGCGTGCGCGAGTCGGGCTATCACGAGTTCCCGCTGGCTGTCCCACGCTGGGCACTGCTGCCAAATTCGGCCTATGCCGTCGGCCGGATGTTCGACGCGCTGCCCGATGCCCGCGAGTTGAACGAACTGAAGCGGATGGAGAAGCAGGCCGCTGCGCTCAACATCCTGCCTCCCTTCAAGGCAACCGACGACGGTGTGCTGAACGTGGGCGCGATCAAGCGCTTGCAGTCCGGCAAGCTCTACGCGGTGGCTGAGATGGACAACATCGCGCCCATCATCACGGGCGCCCGGTTCGACCTGGCTGTGAGCAGCGAGGAGCGGCTGGAGGCCGCGATCCGGCGCACGCTGATGGCTGACCAGCTCGGCGCAGTCGATGGCCCAACCAAGACCGCGACCGAGATCCACGCCCGGGTCGCCCTGATCCGGCAACTGCTTGGCCCGGCCTACGGTCGCCTGCAGGCCGAGTACCTGTCGTCCCTCGTGGTCCGGTGCTTCATGCTCAAGTACCGGCGGGGCGGGATGCGCCCGCCTCCTGAGTCGATCGCGGGCCAACCCTTCCATGTCCGCTTCATCTCCCCGATGGCCCGGAGCCAGCGTCTGGAGGATGTCTCGGCGATGGACCGGTACGAGCAGTCGCTTGTCGCCGCGGCCACTAGCACCGGGAACATGGAAGTCCTCGACCAGTACGACTGGGACGGGGCCGAGCGGATGCGGGCCGAACTGCTGGGTGTGCCCCGCAGCCTGATCCCCGACACGAAGTTGATTGCCAAGAAGCGCGCCGAACGCCAGCGCGCGCAGCAGGCGCAGCAGGCGCAGGCGATGCAGCAGCAAGCACAGCAAACGATGATCGACGCGGCCGGCAAGCGGTACGCAGGAGCATGACATGGGACTCGACGCGACACTGACCGGCAGCGGGTGGGTGGTTCAACCCTTGACCAGCAGCGGGGGCTTCCTGATCGAGAAGATCACCGAGGCCGAACTACCCGCCGCGTCGACCTCGAACATGAACACGGCTTACACGCTCACCGACGTGGGCAACAAGACTGTGTACAACTTCGACGGGGTGACGTGGGAGGACATCACGCCCCCGCTCGACGCTGCGGCTTCGCAGTACGAAGCCTCGCTGTGGGCCAACCGGGGCACTGGCGATTTCGTCGGGCACATCAAGCGCTTCAGCGACATCGGCAACAAGGTCAACGTGCTGGGCATCTGGGACGGCACCTACTGGCAACCGCTCGGCGGGCGCCAGTTGATCTACAACTCGCTGGCGGTCGTCAACGGCACGAACGCGAACCCCAGCGTCATCACGCTGCCGACCGTCGTGATCCCGGGTGGGCTCATGGGCATCTTCGGCGGGTTCGAAGTCGAGATCGCAACCAGCATCACGGACGGCACCGCGACCACCGCCAACACCATCTCGTACACCTTCGACGGGTTTGAGCTGTTCGGCACCGACAACACGACCAGCCGCCGCTTGTGGTTCGCTCGCCGGGTGAAGAACCAGGGCAGCGCGAGCATTCAGACCGTCATGTCCAACGCCAGCGGATCTGGTGCCTACGCTGCTGCGGCGAACGACCCGAAGGCGACCACCAAGGTCTCGACCGGCAACCTGACCTTGGCCGGCACCGCGACGGCAACCTGCGGGGTCGCCAAGGTCAACCGGTTGGACGAGTTCAAGGTGTGGTGGATCTGACATGGCCGCGCCGCCCATCCTCCCGGCGAACGGCAAGAGTTGGAACTTCATCGTCGTCAACTGCGACGATGCCACCCTGGACCTGTACGGGTCGAGCCCGATGCCCCTGTTCAATGCGAACTGGGCCAGCGGGTATGTGGACTTCCCGAACGGGTCATGCAACACGCCTCTGTGCCTACCAGGCCGGGCCGCGACCCTCATGGGCCTGCGGGTCGAACGGCATACCGGGTGGGACAACAACTCGGGCGCGAACCTCAACCTGAACCTGACATTCCTCGTCGAGTTCCAGCGGCATGGGTACTACACCGGGGCCATCGGCAAGTGGATCAACGGGTTCGGCGAGGGCGGCGGCGGCGGGTTCGGGACGGCCACGCGCCAGGCCGGCGTCGACTTCCAGCGCATCCAGTGGGGAGCCCCGAACTACTTCGACTGGACCGAACTGGACGAGAACGGCGACAACACGACCGACAACACCAGCACCACGACCGACCGCGTCCACCACACCACCGACTCGCGTGCCGCGTACACCGACGTGACGCACACCGACTACGCGACGGACGTGGAAGCCGACCGGGTGCGCCAGTTCCTGACCAACGCCGCCGCGACCGGCAAACCGTTCTGCCTCTACTACGCACCGAAGGCGCCGCACCAGGACTCACACGGCGACCCGCTGCCCCCTGCGCGACATGCCGCGACCTCCGTCACGCTGACCGAGGATGAGTCCTTCGGCGTCGACCCGACGCTTCTTGGCATCCCGAGTTGGTGCGCGACGGTGGGCACCAGCCCGTGGAACGCTGGCGCGATTGCCGCCGCCCGCGCGACCCACACCGAAAGCCTGCGGACCGTCCGAGCCCTCGACGAGGCGCTGCATCTGATCTTCACCAAGCTCGCCTCTCTGGGGATGGACACGAACACGGTCATCGTCCTGAAGACCGACAACGCGCACGCGGGCGGCGAGTTGCGCCTGAACGACAAGGGCACGCCGCACCGGTCTTCGTCGTCCATGCTGATGCGGGTCAAGGTGCCCGGCCAGGCTGGCGGGACCTGCAAGGCAGCGGTCTCCGACATCGATGTGGCCCCCTTCCTGTTCCGCATGGCCGGCATCAAGCCGGCAGTCGGCCGCGACGGGATGAGCTTCCACCGCTGCATCACCGACTTTGACGCCACGCACCGCGAGGCCGCCCCGATGTCGAACCCCTACAAGGACAGCCCGACCTTCGCCGGCCTGTGGTTCGCCGATGGCTCGGTCCACTACCGCATTGGCGACAACTCCAACAAAGGGGCAGGGCAGGAGGGCGGCTGGACTGACGCCGCCATGACGACGAACGTCGACATCGCAGGCGCAGCCGCCAAGCTCAGGGCCATCATCGCAGCCGGGCCGGTACTTCCTCCCGAGTGAGTAAGCCCAACCTGCCATCCGACTACGCGCTGATCTTCGAAGCGCACAGGGTCGGCGCGTCCATCCTTGAGGAGTTGATCGCCCGGTTCGGACGCAACCCCTACGTTCGCGGGGGCCTTGAGGCCCAACGCGAGACCGACTTCCGCGCCGGACAGAAGGAGGTCGTCGACTTCATCGTCCGGCGCATCAACCAGGCGAACGGGCACGAGCCCGTGACCGACCTAGAACCCAGCAAGGAGTAACCATGTTCAAGAGGCATCACCATGTCTACCAAGCACCGGACGAAAGCGGCTCGACTGGTGCGGAAGCTGCTGACGCTGGCGCGGCATCCGAAGGCGCGGATGCGTCGGTGCAGGCTGGCGCAGAAGCTGGCGGCGCAGCTGCTGCTGCGGGCTCGGTCAACTTCCTGAAGGACTCGCTCGGCGCTGATGCTGGCCAGGCCGGTGAAGGCGAGGCCGGCGCTGCAGCCGCAGCGATTGACACCGCCGCCAAGGTGGCCGAGCAGTTCCACGTGAAGCGGTCCGACGGTTCTCTTGATGTGGAGGCCACCCTCGCCAAGCAGGCCGACAGCTACAACGCGCTGGCCCAGCGGATGCGCGAGACCGGGGCTCCCCCGAAGGACGCCGCCGAGTACAAGGTGACCATCCCCGAAAACCTGGCCGGCGCGTGGGATCCCGACGCCGACGAGAGCGTGGCCGACTTCCGCAAGGAAGCCCTGGAGATGGGCCTCTCTCAGAAGCAGTTCGACCGCGTTGTGTCGAACTACCTGAAGCGCATCCCCGGCATGATCGCGCAGACCCAAGCGCAGCAGGCCGAGGCCTGCAGGACCGAACTGTCCCAGGTCTGGCGAACCCCCAAGGAGGTGCAGGCCAACACCCGCGCGGCTGCTCGGGCAGTGACCGAGACCATGGGGGCCGACGCCGCCCGGGTGATGGACGAGCTCGGGAACAACCCGCTCTTCCTCCGCTTCGCCGCGGCGGTCGGCGCTGAGATGGCCGAGGACAAGAGCCCGGGGCAGGGTGGCAACGACGGCAACGCGCAATTCAACGGCATGAGCCGCGACCAGTTGCTCGCGCATCCCGCCTACAGCGACCCGAAGCATGTCGACCACGCGCGTATCTCGGCCATCGTCAGGCGCAGCTACGAGAAGGAATTCGGGACCGAAGCCGCGCTCGGCTGAAGGCAAAGATTTTTGCCACGACCCCGCGCATAGTGCGCCGCGTGGGGCCGCGTTGGCGATGCGGAGCAACCCCGGGAGCCCGCCGCCCTGCATTGGCTGCTGCCGGCCCAGGGACGCGACAGGACGGGGCCGCACGAGCGGAACAACCCGAAGGCGATTGGACTTCCCGTCAATCACTTCCGGAGTTTTGCAACCATGCCGACCTCGATCACGCAAGCATTCGTCCAGCAATGGGACGACACCATCCGACTGCAAGCCCAGCAGAAGGAATCCCGCCTCGAAAAGGCGACGATGGACAAGGGTTCCATCACGGGTGAGTCGTTCACCTACAACCGTCTGGCCGACATCGACGACACGCCGGCCAACACCCAGCGCCACGGCTCGACCGACTGGTCGGACGCCACGCACACCACGCGCGTTGCGCTGATGCAGGACTTCTACCAGGCACTGCCGGTGGACCGCGCCGACGAACCGAAGTTGCTCGCCAACCCCGGATCGACCGCGTACCCCGCCTCGCTGCGCGCCGCGTGGAATCGCCGCAAGGACCGCGTCATCTTCGCCGCCCTCCTGGGCACCGTCCAGAACAAGGACGGCACGACCTCGACCCTGCCTGCCGGTCAGTTGATCGCTGCCGGTGGTACTGGCTTCACCAAGGCCAAGATCATCCAGGGCCGCAAGCTGTTCCGCGCCAACGAGGCCGACGGCGTCGAGGACGGCGAGGAGCTGTACTGCGCCTTCAACAGCGAGATGATGGAGGACGTCCTGTCCGACACCACGCTGACGAGCGCGGACTACATGGCCGTGAAGATGCTCTACCAGGGCGACGTGTCGGGCAAGTGGATGGGGATCAACTGGATCCCTTACGAGTCCATCACGCTGGTCTCGAACACCTACACCACCGCGATGTGGTGCAAGTCCGGCCTGGTCCGCGGCACCGGCTTCGTCGAGGGCCGCACCCAGCGGCGCGGCGACAAGAAGGACACGCTGCAGGTTTCGATGGCCGGCTCTTACGGTGCGGTCCGCACCGAAGAAGAGAAGGTCGTCCAGATCAGCTTCGTCTGACCCATCACCCAGGAGCATGAACCATGGCTGAAATTCTCTCGCGCCAAGTCTCGCGCATCGCCGCGACCTCGACCGGCTACGGCAAGCGACTGCCGTCCGACCAGGGTCGCCTGACCTGCATCACCTTCACCTCGCCCGCGACGGCGGCATGGGCCAACGGCGACACCATCGCCAGCGGCGTGGTCCTTCCGGTTGGCACCCGCTTCCCGGTCGGATCGCAGTGCTCGCACGAAGGGATGGGCGCATCGGTGGTGGTCGACGTCGGGACCCGTGACCCGGTGACCCTGACCGCCATCGATGCGGATGGCATCGCGTCCACCATCTCGGTGGCTTCGGCTGGCCGCGATGCGCTGAACTCGGGTGCCTTCGTCAAGTCCGGGGCCGAGTACGTCACGACCGCCGCTGCGGAAATCTACGCCACGCTGTCTGGGGCGACCCCGAACGCAAACGCGCAGATCCGCTTCGACATCTTTGTGATCCTGCCCAGCTGATCCCTGCAGTTGTCTCCGGGTAGCAATACCCTTCGCGGCCCGCGCCGGCATCGGCCGGGCCGCTTTTTCTTGAGGTGGCGACATGGCTGTGTCCGAAGTCTCGATCTGCTCCAACGCGCTGCGACGGCTCGGGGACAAGGCCATTGCCTCTTTCACCGAATCTGACGTTCGGGCGTCACGGTGCGCTGACCTCTGGCCCACCGTCCGCGACGACATACTCCGCGCCAAGTTGTGGAACTGCGCCAAGAAGCGCGTCCTCCTGGCACCCTTGACCGAGGAACCCGCCTTCGACTGGACCTACCAGTTCCAGAAGCCGAGCGACTGGATCCGCACCGTCAGGGTCGGGTACGACGGTCAGGACACCCTCTTCCGCGACGAGGGCGGCAAGTACCTGGCAGACATCAACCCGCTGCCGGTGACCTACATCTTCCGCAACACCAACTGCGCGACCTACGACAGCGCGCTGGTGTCGGTGCTTGAGTTGGCGATGGCCGCGCAGCTGGCCTACGCGGTGACCCAGTCGCAAGCCGTGGCCGACACATGCCTGGCGCAACTGGAGAAGGCGCTGCGCCGGGCGGGCGCACTCTCCAGCAACGACGACGGCCCCGAGGACATCGGATCCTTCGACCTCCTGGCCTCCCGCTTCCGCTCGCGCAGTACGGACACGATCTACTGATGGGCCGCGCGACCACCGTCCAGACCAACTTCACATCGGGGGAGATTGCCCCCGAGGTGCAGGGGCGCATCGACGTCCAGCAGTACAACAACGGCGCGAAGACGCTGACGAACTGCTTCGTCGTCGCGCAGGGCGGGGCGTACAGCAGGCCGGGCTCGACCTTCACCGCAGAGGTGAAGACCTCGGCGAAGCGCACGCGCCTGCTGCCCTTCATCAAGACCCGCTCAACCGCCTATGTGGTGGAGATGGGCGACCTGTACCTGCGGTGGTTCAAGGACGGCGCCGCGGTGGGTGCTCCCTACGAGATCGTCAGCCCCTACACCGAGGCGCAGTTGAGCGCCGTCGACTACGTGCAGGATTCCGACCTGATGTACCTCGCCCACGAGGAAGTCGCGATCCAGCGCCTGCGCAGGTTCGGTGACGCGAACTGGAACATCGCCGCGGCACCCTTCACCGCGACCCCGTTCAACGAGGGCGGCATCCGGCCCGCTGTGGCGCTGACCCTCTCGCTTGCCACGGTGGGGGCTGGGCGAACCGCGACGGCCGGCTCGGCGGTCTTCCTGAATTCGGACGTCGGCCGGGCCATCCTCTGCGGGCCAGGGATCGGGGTCATCACCGGCTACACGAGCACGACCGTGGTCACCATCCAGATCACGGTGGCCTTCGACTCGACCTCGATCACCTCGGGAACATGGGTTCTCGACTCATCGCCGCAGACAACCTGCACGCCTGGCGCTTCGACCCCGGTCGGGACCGTCACGACCCTGACCCTTGCGTCGGCCGGATGGCGGTCGGATCAGGTGGGATGGTTCGTCAGACTGAACGGTGGCCTTCTGGTCATCACCAGCTACTCGTCGACGACCGTCGTCAACGCCAAGATTCTCAGCGAACTGTCCAGCACCGCAGTCGCGCCGGCTCTCGCCTGGTCGGTCGAGGGGCCGCAGTGGTCGAGCGCGAACGGCTACCCGAAGACGTTGACCCTCTTCCAGCAGCGCTTGATCGCGGCGGGCTCGACTGCCTACCCCCAGACGATCTGGGGCAGTCGGATTGCCGAGCCCCTGGACTTCACGCTGGGCACCAACGACGACGAGGCCTTCGCCTTCACCATCGGCAGCGACGAGAACAACCAGATCGCCTGGCTGTCGGCCGGGCGCGACCTCCTGGCACTGACCTACGGTGCCGAGTATTCGCTGCGGGGCGGCGTCGAGAAACCCATCACCCCGACCAACGTCTCGATCATCCCCCAGACCGACCACGGCGCATCGAGCGCGCGGCCCGTCTCGGTCCGCAAGGAGACCATCTTCGCTCAGGCCAGCGGCAAGAAGTTGCGCGGGTTGACCTTCAACTACAACGTGGACGGGTACGACGCGCCAGACCTCCTGGCACTGAGCGAGCACCTTGTCCAGCAGGCCGACGACGGCACACAGTTGGAGATCACCGACATTGCCTTCCAGAAGGAACCACACTCCTTGCTGTGGGCTGTCCGGTCGGATGGCGTCCTCCTGTCCTGTGCCCTGGACCGGACGCAGAACGTCACCGGGTGGTCGTCCCACGACCTCGGGGGTTCGGTCGAGTCGGTCTGCAGCGTGCCGGGAGACGGCGCGGATGTGGTGTACGTCATCGTGAACCGCACCATCGACGGGGCGACCGTCCGCTACATCGAGCGCCTGGAGTTCACGACCGAAGACACCCACCTTTCGGCGCGGAACCTGATGCAGTTGGACTGCGGGATCATCCTGTATGACGCGGGCGGGTCCACCACATGGACGCACCCAGGCCTGCCGAACACCGACGTCGATGTCCTGGCCGATGGCCTGTACCTCGGCACCTACACGACCGACGCGACCGGCGAGGTCACTCTGGATCGCGAGGCCTTCAGCGTCCAGATCGGCCTCCCCTTCACCGCGACCGTGGTCCCGATCAACCCCATCGCCGACACGGGTGGTGGCCCCTCGATGGGCCAGGCGCAACTGACGTCGAACGTCTGGCTTCAGGTTCTGCGCACCGGCCCGCTGCACTGCAACGACCAACTGATCCCATTCGCCACCTTCGGCGATGAACTGCTGGATCAACCGCAGCAACTGGCGTCGGAGTTCGTCAGCATCTCGACCGAGGGGTGGGAAGAGGGGTCGTCTGACCTCACCATCGAGCGCCGGCTTCCGTTCCCGATGCGGCTCATCAGCGTGACCCGCACCTTCACCGCGAACGCCGGATGACCATGACCCTGCACCCCATCACCGACGAGGGATTGACCCGGGTCCTGGCCTGCCTGACACCTGAGGACAGGGCCGAGCTGGACGCGGCCGACCTGGGGCAGAGCCCCCATGAAGTATTCAGCGCCGGCTGGCGTGAGTCCACCGTCAGCGGTCTGGTCCGACTGGACGGCCAACCGGTGGCGATCTTCGGCTGCGTGCCCAACGCAGGGTTCGGCGTCCCCTGGATGGTCGCAACGCCGGCCTTCCGCTCGCAGCCCAGGCAGGCTATGGCTGTCTCCAGGCAGGGCATGGAGCAGATGCAGCAGGCCTTCCCCGTCCTTCGGAACTGGGTCCATGCCGGCCACACCTACGCGCTGCGCTGGCTTCCCCGGCTCGGCTTCAAGATCGGCGCCGCCCGCGTCGGACCAGGCGGCGCGTTCCGTCTCTTCGAATGGAGTGCCACCCATGTGTGACCCCCTATCCCTGACCGTTGCTGCGGTCGGCACGACCGTTGTCGGCCAGGCCTACTCGGCAATGCAAGGCGTCAAGCAGGGCAAGCAGCAGTACCAGATCGCCAACCGTCAATCGGACGAGGTCCTGGCCAGCGCCGACATGGAGGCCGGGCGCATCCGCCAGAACGCGGAAGCCGGTCGGGGCGCTGCGGTGGCCGGCATGGCAGCGAGCGGGGTGCAGATCGGCGAGGGCAGCGCGCTTGAGGTCGAGCGCCAGATCCTGAAGGTGGGCGAGGAGGACGCGATGATGACCCTCCTCAACGCCGACCGCCAGGCGCTGTCGATCAGGCAGCAGGGGCGGATGGCGAAGGACGCAGGCTACGCTGGCGCGCGGGGTGCCGCGATCAGTGCGGCCGGCACTGTCTTGCAAGGCGCGGCGCAGTACAACAACTGGGGCGGCGGGCAGTACAACTACCGAGGCACGACCCTCCCCAACAGCCTCAGGGGCGGTGCCTGACATGGCCCGCATCCCCATCCCCGTCACTGGCTCGGTCGTTGCCCGGCCTGGTGCACAACCCAACGTCCCCCAGGGTTCACCGGTCGGCGCTGCGCTGCAGCAGGTCGGCAACGTGATCAACAACATCGCGGGCGACATGCGCGCGGTGCAGGTCCAGCAGGAACGGGAGCAGGAGGCAGTCAAGCAGGCAGCGGCCAGAGCAGAGGCGCAGTCCACGCTTGGCGCGGCGCGCGACCAGCTCGCCGACCTGCACGACGCCATGTCCAACGACATCCTGACGGGGGCGATCCCGAAGGACGATGCCGAGAAGACATGGGCCGAGCGTTCGAAGGAGGTTGGCGCGGCCGCACTCTCCAACATCACCGACCCCCTCCAGCGCACGGTGGCGCAGACCGACATCGACGGGCTGTCCGCGCGCCTGGGCAATCGCTTGCGTCGGTCGGTCGAGACACGGGGCCGACAGGATGTGACCGCAGGCATCGAGCAGACGCTCGAGCACTACAGCCGGCAGTACAACGGCGACCCGGCTGGAACCACCGCGTTCGCCATGCAGACGGTCGACCAGCTCGCGCCGTTCAGCGACAAGCCGCCGACCTACTGGCAGGGCAAGAAGCAGGCGTGGAGGGAGAGCACGCAGTACACGGCCGGCTTCGAACTGGTCAACGCTGCGAAGAACGACCCCAAGTTGTTGACCGCGGCCGAGACCGTCCTGGCAACCGAACGCTTTGCCGACCTCGACCCGCAGCGACGTGCGGTGTTGGTGAACCAGATCGACGGGCACCGGACCCGGCTGGCGCAGGAGGCCGAGGTCCGCGCGGCCCGTGCGCAGCGCCTGGCAGACGCATCCCTTCGCCGCGCTGGCGCGGAGTTCGAAACCTTCCAGGCCCTGGCCGACAAGGGCGGCGCGCTGTCCCCGGAGTACATCGACCGGGTCATGAAGGCGACCGCAGGAACCCCCTACGCTGCCGGCGTCTCCGGTCTCCTGCAGCAGGTTCGCGAGGTGGGTGGCCTGGCCGCGCAGCCGATCGCCACGCAGCAGGCCACGCTCGATGCCATCAACGCCCACATCGTCAAGAACGGCCGGTCGCCCGAACTGGACAAGCGCAAGGAGCAGGTCGAGAAGGTGCTGAAGGGAAGCCAGCAGGACTACGCGGCCGACCCCCTGCGCGCTGCCCAGGAGCGCGGCCTGATCGAGTTGCAACCCCTGGCCATGTCGGGCGGGCTGCCCGGTATCCTGCAGCAGATCCAAACCCGCGTGACCCAGGCCGACACCATCGCCCCGGTCGCCGGCCGGTCTGTCTCCCCACTGCTGCAGTCCGAGGCCGATCAGGTCTCGCAGATGCTCGCCAGCCTGCCGGCCGATCAGAAGGCGCAATCCCTGGCAATGCTCTCGACCACCGTGGGGCCGAAGCAGGCCCAGGCTATCGCTCTCCAGATCAACAAGCAGGACCGCCCCCTTGCCCTGGCACTTGCCCTCGGCAGCGGGCAGACGACCTACGGCCGCCCGGCTTCGACGCTGGTTCTGAAGGGTGCCCAAGCAATCAAGGACAAGAGCGTCAAGGACGACAACTCGGTGGCGACCGGCGTCCGCGCCCGGGTGGCCGAGATCATCGGCGACTCGCTGACTGGCGATGCCCGAGAAGCCGCCATCGACTCGGCGAAGTTGATTTACTACGGGATGCAGGCTGACGGCCAGTCGCCGCGCTACGACAACGCCGTCCGCATGGCGGTCAACGGGCAAATCCTCGACTACAACGGCGGCAAGGTGGTCGCACCCATCGGCATGGACGAGCCTGCGCTGAAGGCGGCGCTGACGAAAGCCGCCCCAGCCGCGCTGACGAAGCAGGCACCGGACGGCACCGTCTATGCGGGCGGCCAGCCGGTGGGCTCGGCGCAGTTCCTGGCAGCACTCCCCGGCGCACAACTGCTGCCGGCAGACGATGGCCTGTACTACGTCCAGACCTCGCAGGGTGTGGTGACCAACGCGCAGCGCCAGCCCATCAAGATCGGGGTCCGCTGATGTCGCTGCTCGGCACCTACTCCGACTCGCTGGCGCTCGCAGCGACCAGCACGGTCGCGCTTCCCAAGCCGGCACCGCAGCCGCGCCTGAGCCTGTGGGGTCTGACCACCGCCGCTCCGAAGGGTGCCGCGGCGGCTGGGGCCGAACGGGCTGGCTTCGCCTCCGATGTGCTCGGCGCGTTCGGTCAGGTGCTCGGTGCCTACCCCGAAGCGATGGGCGCATCAGTCTCAGGGGAGCAGCGCAAGCAAGCCGACGAGGCTCGGCAGAAGTTGCTGACCGAGGGCATGGACTTCAGCAGCGAGGCCGGCGACCTGTTCCGAGGCGTGGCCCGCGAGTATCGTCCTGACGCAAAGACCGCCAGCACGGCAGAGAACGTGGTGTTCGGTCTCACCCGGGGCCTGGCGAAGATTGCCGGCGATGTGGTGACACTCGGGCCAGCCGGCACGATCCTGTCAGGCCTGGACGAAGCCACGATGGTGGCCGACGATCTGAAGCAGGAAGGTGTGCCGCTCGGCGCGCGGTCGGCGGCGGGTGCTGTTCAGGGCGGGTTCATGGCGGGCGGTGCCGTCCTGCCGATGGCGGGCCAGACCCTCAAGGCAACCGCTGCCCTGTACCTCGCGGGCGGGCCTGCGGGCTTCGTTGCGCAGCAAGCCATCACCCGCCACATTCTGGAAAACGCCGGCCAGGACAAGGCGGCGGCGCAGTTCGACCCGTTCGACCCTGTCGGGCTGGCTGTCGCTTCGATCATCCCCCTGCCGTTCGCTCACTACAGTCTGAAGGCCAACCGCGCCGCCCAGGCTGAAGCGTTCCGCACCGGCCCGGTTCCGAGCGAGCCGACCCCGCTGGCGAACCGCATCGCAGAAGCCTACGCACCCGAGCATGTCGACGCGGCCCGCGTGCTGCAACTGGTGGAGCAGCGCCGCAGCACCAATGTCGGCGACCCCGCCGACCTCCCGGCAATGGCACGGCACGAGGCCGCGTTGGCGAGGGCCGAGGAACAGATCGCCGCGGGCGAGCGGGTGAGTGTGGCTGACGAAGCGCCAGATCCGTGGAACGCTCCACGCGCGCTTCCTGAGCCGGCATTGGTTGCAGACGACCTTCGAATGATGGGACAGGCGGCCTATTGGGCGCAGACGGGCGGGTCAATCCTCCGTGACCCACGAACAGCAATCGACCCAACCAGTCCTAGCGCTCACATGGAAGGCGATGTGGTGGGGCGTACTACCTGGATTCCTGCTCAGGAATGGTTTGGCAGGATGCGGCAATACCTAGGTCGAGATGGACTGAGCAATCAAGACGACATCCTGGCAGCGATTGAAAAAGCGATCCAGGGGCAGCCGCTCAAAGCCAAAGAACAAAGGACGGTCGACTACATCCGGCACGAGTTGGACGACATGCACGACCAGATTGCCAAGTCATTCTGGATACCCCCTGACGAAGCTCAGATGTTGGCGGGTGAATCGTTTGGGGCGGGGCTGTCCCGTTCTGACGCACCGGACATTGCCAACGTGGCTCGTGCAGCCGAGATGGACCCCGACGCGGTCGAGCGGGCCGCGATGCAATACGAAAATGACGACGCCGGCTTCATGTCGGAAGTGCAAAGGATCATTGATGCCAGCCGACCAGAACAGCCCGCCCAAGTCCCGAGTTCAAGCATTGGCGAAGGTGGGGCTATCCCACGCGAAGCGCAAACAGGAAAAGAAGCCGGCGCCACAGCAGAAACCCAAGCGGTAGCCTCTCGCCTCGCTGAAGTCTCGGCCAAGTTCCCCGAACTGCAAGTGATGCTAGACGGCATGGACAGCCCGCAGAAGTTGGCCGACTTCCTCGCCTCAGTCAAAGCCGAAGCCGACGAGATGAACGCCGATGCGCCGCTGCTTCAGGTGGCCGCCGAGTGCGCGTTGCTCAACCCAGCATTCCGGCCAGGACCATGAGCACACCGACCCCGCCACCCAGCGCCACAAGCACGCCCATCGCCAGCATGTACCGCTTGAAGGCGTGGGCCGCATGTCTCCACGACCCGGTGGCGCAGAGCACGATCAGGGGCACGAGCATCAGCATCGCCAAGCAGGCGGCGGCAGTCTTCAGGAAGGTCAGCACATGAATCCGAAGTGCGTTCAGGCGGTCAATTCTGCCCGAGTCGCGGCTGGTGGGAATCCAATGACCGCAGCGCAGATTGCAAACATCGATGCGCGCATGTCCCGCACGATGCGCCAACTCGCCCGGCAAGACCCGCAGACGTGGATGGCGACCCCGCTGGATCAGCGCATGCTGCTTGCCGCTCAGCAGGCGATGGCCGACATCAAAGCCGAAGCGCAGCGCAAGGTGGACAACGCCAACCGGCAAGCGCTCAAGACTGCCGAGGTAGAGAACCGCGTCACCGCGAACCGAACCCGGCTCAGGAGCGACCGCAGCCACGCGCTGGTGGAGGACTTCAACCAGTCTCACGCCTACATCGACGGCATCAAGCGGGACTACACCCGCAACCTGATGGACCTGATCGACGCAGCCAAGAGCGGTGAGGGGGCCAGCCCAAGCCGGCGAGTGGCGATGGCTCTATTCGACGCACAGAACCCGCAGATGACCCGCGACCTTGCAATGGAGGTATTCGCCAAGGGCAACGGCAACACCGGCAACGCGCTGGCCCGGCAAGGGGCGAAGGCATGGCTTGACGTGACCGACGCCATGCGCCAGCGCTTCAACGCGGCCGGTGGGGATGTGGGAAAACTGGACTACGGCTACTTGCCACAGGCCCACGATCAACTGCGCGTGCTGAAGATGGGCCGCGACGGGTGGGCGAACAAGACGCTCCCCATGCTAGACCGCTCGCGCTACCTGAATGAGGACGGTTCGCGCATGACTGATGCGCAAGTGCTCGACCTCCTTCGCAATGCATGGGACACCATCAGCAGCGACGGCCAGAACAAGACCGCGCCGGGTGCGTTCAAGGGCACGGGGGCGAAGGCCAACAAGGGCAGCGAGTCGCGCGAGATCCACTTCAAGGACGGCGACTCGTACCTGGCTTACATGCGCGACTTCGGCACCGGCTCGATGTACGACGCCATGATCGGCCATGTCGGTGGCCTGGCCCGCGACATCGGCCTGGTAGAGCGCTACGGCCCGAACCCCGAGGCGCAGATGCGGGTTCAGTTCGACCTGGCAGATCGCGCCGACGGTGGCCCGCAGCGGGTCTTTGCCAACCGGCCCCAGGCGTACTGGTCGATCCTGTCCGGCGCTTCGGGCCAGCCGGTCTCCGCGAAGGTGGCGCTGATCGGGCAGGACATCCGCAACATCGAGACCTTCGGCAAGTTGCAGGGCGCGGTGTTATCGAGCCTGACCGACCTGGGCACCTACTTCGTGACGACGGGCTTCAACAAGCTATCGTACTGGGACGCCTTCACGAACATCGGCGGTGCGATGGCGAAGGACACCAAGGACTTCATGAACGCGCACGGCATGATTGCCGAGTCCATGATCTCCGACCTGAACCGCTGGAGCGGGGAGAACATCCGCCAGAACTGGAGCGGTCGCGTCACGAACAGCACCATGCGGCTGTCGCTGATGAATGCCTGGACCGACACCCTTCGCCGGGCCTTCTCCCTGACGATGATGCAGGGCCTGGGCAAGATGCGCAGCAAGACATGGGCGCAGTTGACCGAGTACGACCGCTGGCGAATGGAATCGAAGGGGCTGACCGAGGCTGACTGGCAACTGATCCAGAACGCCCAGCCTGTGCAGCATCGCGGGGCCGACATCATCACCCCCGACTCCATCTATGCGACCGGCGATCCCCGCGCGGGCGAGGTGGTGGCGAAGTATCTTGGCCTGATCAGCGACGAGTCCGAGGTGGCGATTCTGAATCCCGACCTTGCGACCCGGGCGATCACAACGGCGGGCGGCACCCGACGCGGCACCATCGACGGCGAACTCTGGCGGGCTGTCGCTCAGTTCAAGAGCTTCCCAATTGCGATGATCTCCCGGCACTGGCGGCGGATGCTCGACACGCCGCAGGGGATGCAGGGTGCGCCGGCTGTGGCGAACCGGCTGGTCTACTTCGGGGCGCTGATGACCAGCCTGACCGCGCTCGGGGCCGTCGCCTTCCAGACGAAGCAGATCGTCAGCGGCAAGGACCCGGTCGACATGACTACTCCGAAGTTCTGGACCCGGGCGTTCGCGCAAGGCGGCGGGGCTGGCTTCATGGGCGACATCCTGTTGCAGGACACGACCGACGACCGGGGGCCGTTGGACACCTTCTCCAAGATGACCCTCGGCCCGGCCTACGGCAGCGCGGCTGATCTGTTCGAACTGACCAAGGGCAACTTCGACGAGTGGAACGCGGGCAAGCAGACGCACGCCGGGGCCGAGGCAGCACGCTTCGTGCGCGGGCATGCGCCCCTGGTGAATCTCTGGTACGCCAAGGCGGCCATCGACCATGCCGGGATGCAAGCCTTGCAGGAGAACCTGAGCCCGGGTTACCTGGCGCGAATCCAGAACAAGGCCCAGAAGGACTGGGGCCAGGAGTTCTGGTGGCGGCCTGGCGAGTCGACGCCGGAGAGAGCCCCTGATTTTGCGGAGGTGGCACCATGAGACCCGACCAACTGCAGCGCCTGAACGACCTGTCCGAGAAACTGGCCGACGCCTTCCTGGTGGAGGCCGACCCCAGCGAGTGGCCCGGCGATGGCAAGTCGCCCGCCGACATCAGCCAGCAGGAACGGGGCGACAGGTACTGGTGCAAGAAGAACGCCATGGCGACGGCCGGCGTCCTTCGCTTTGCGCTTGACCTGACCGCCAAGGCACCGCCGGGCGAGACCGACCCCGCCCGCGACTCCGACATGGACCGCAAGATCGCCGAGGCTGAGAAGCGCGCATCGGCGGCGGTGGCGCGGGTCCTCGACAAGGCGAAAAAGAAGACCTTCGATGAACGGGTCCACGGCAAGCGGTAAGGTTGACCTCGCCACGTTTTTCGCCCTCTGGGCGGACGAGCGGCGGTGGGAGGTCCCCGACATCCACTGGCGCGCGGTCCATTGGCTGCAGAACCGCGGCGAGCTGGCCGTCTTCCGCGCCTTCCGGGGCTTCAGCAAGTCCACCCTCCTGGCGGTCTACAACGCCTGGAGGTACTACGACAACCCCGCATATCGCATCCTGCACCAGGGCGACCAGGACAAGACCGCATTCAAGACCAGCCGCGACACCAAGGCGGTCCTCCAGCGCCACCCGCTGACCCGCAATGCCTTCGCGCACGGGATCAGGGGCGAGGCCTCTTTCTGGTGGGTGCCAGGTGCTGATGACGAGCGGAACCCCTCGATGCAGGCGGCTGGCATCACGTCGAACATCACGAGTTCGCGTTGCGACGAGGCGCAGAACGATGACGTCGAGGTCCCCCGCAACATCCAGAACCCCGAGGCCCGCGACAAGATGCGGTATCGACTGGGCGAGCAGACGCACTGCATGGTGCCAGGTGCCCGGCAGTTGTTCATCGGGACGCCACACACCCACGACAGCCTCTACGACGAGATGGAGCGCATGGGGGCCGACTGCCTGACGATCCCCATGTTCAGCCGCGAGTACAGGGTCGAGGACGCCCAGGACCGGAAATATCCCTGCGCGTTCAAACCCGAATTCGTCTTCGTCGGGATCGGGGCCAACACCCGCAGCATGGTCGAGGGCGACGACTGGACATGGAAGGACGGCGCGGTCCACCTCGCAGCAAAGCCGGGCGGCCTGCTGGACTTCTACGCCGAGAGCGCATGGCCCGAGCGCTTCACCCCGAAGGAGATGCTGGCCCGCCGACGCAAGTGCAAGACGGTCAACGAGTGGGACAGCCAGTACCAACTCCACAGCAGGCCGCTTCACGAGGTCCGGCTGAACCCCGAACTGATCCAGCCCTATGACGTTGAGCCCGTCTTGAGGGTCGCGAACAGGGAGGGATCCCTGTACCTCGGCAAGGCCAGGCTGGCTGGCGTGGCCTGCCGGTGGGACCCATCGAGCGGCAAATTGCACAGCGATGCGTCGGCCGTTGCGGTGGTCTACCAAGACGAGCACGGGCGCAGGTATTGGCACAGGGCCGAGCGGCTGACGGGTGAGATCGCGAAGTTCGCCGAGGACGGGAAGACCATCATCGAGGGGCAGGTCCACCAGTTGGTCGATCTGGTCGAGGAGTTGCACCTCCCCCGGGTGACGGTCGAGACGAACGGGATCGGGGCCTTCGCGCCGGCCGTCCTTCGGGCCGCCCTGGTCCAGCGCAAGGTGAAGTGTGCCGTGGTGGAAAAGCCCAGGCCCAGCAGCGAGGGCAAGAACCGGACGATCCTCGAAGCGATGGAACCCCTGATCCAGTCGGGCTACCTGTGGGCGCACCAGTCAGTGCTGGCGGGTCCTGTCTGGGACCAGATGCGCGAGTGGAACCCCAAGGTCTCAGACCAGCCGGACGACGATCTGGACGCTGCCTCCGGGGCCATTGTCGAGGCACCCGAGCGCATCCATGCCGTTGCCACGGGGGCAAAGATTTTTGCAGGGGACCCGCGCACAGTGTGGTCGCCTCAGGGGCCAGTCCACGACATCACCCTGGAGGTTGACTCATGAGGACCACTCTCCATGCCGGTGCCAGCCCAGACCCCCAGAACGGAGCACACCGGGAACGGTGTCACGACAGTCTTCTCGTTCGCCTACTACGCCGAACTTGACACCGACCTTGCCGTCTATGTCGACGGCGACCTGATCGACCCCTCCCTCTATTCGGTCTCCGGTCTCCAGCAGGACAACGGGGGCAGCGTCACCTTCACCACCGCGCCCGAGGACGATGCAATGGTTGCCATCGTCCGCACGACCGACCTCAGGCGCGACACCAACTATCAAACCGGCGGCGACTTCCGCGCGGTCGAGGTGGTCAACCCCGATTTCGACCGCATTTGGCGCGCTCTGCAGGACATGGCTGCGGGCAATATTGAACTATCGAGCGTCCTCCGCGTGCCGCCTGGCGAGACGATCAACGCGCTGCCAGCGCGAGCGGACCGCCTATCCAAACTGATCGGCCTGGACTCGGCCGGTTCTCTCACGGTCTACAACCTGGCAGACGCACCCGAGAACTACACGGCAACCATTGCCGGGGCCATCGAGCGCTCACTTGACGACCGTCTCAGCGAGCGACTGAGCATCATCGACTACGGTGCCTCACCGAGTGCCGCAGCATCGGTCAACACCGCAGCGATCCAGGGCCTGATCGACGCGCTGCCAGACACTGGCGGGTCCATCTTCGTGCCGGATGGTGAGTTCACGATCAATGGGGGCGCGAACGGTGGCATCCGGCTGGACGGGACCAACGGCGACAAGTCGAACGTCACCATCTACGGCAACGGCCCCGCCTCGGCGCTGATCCAGGCCGGCGTGGCGCGCGACCTGACGGCACCCGACGACGACACCACGCAGAGCCCTAACATCCTGAAGGCCTTGTCCGGTTCCGGCTTTGTGGTGCGGAACCTGCGGATCGAGGCCAACAAGGATACAGGCGGCGTTGCGCCGACAGCGGCCGACACATGGGTGGGCAGCACGGTCTACACGTACTCGGCGATCACGCCAACCTACGTCCAGACGCAGTCCAACGGAACCGCCATCGTCACTGAAGCCAGCACCGACAAGGTCTGGCGGTTGCTGGTCTCGCACACCTCCAACGCGACCGACATCGACGTTGATGTGGCACTCAGCCGGTGGGAACTGGTGACCGACCACTCGGCGCTGAATGGGTGGTACTACGACGAATCTATGAACCGGGGCAATGCCCTGGCGTTCTACGGGCCGCTGGGTGGCGACCCGGTCGAGGATGTGCAGATCGAAGGTTGCACCATCGTCGGCGGCTACAACAAGGCGATCTTGATCGGTTCAGGACCATCTAAGGGCGGCTTGAAGAAGGCCGGCGTCAACAACGTCCGGTTGAAGGGCAACACCGTTCTCGACTGCGTCGACGGGTTCGGCGGGTTGGTGGCGACGAACGTCACGATCTCGACCAACACGATCACCGGCACGGGCG